AAACAATAGAGCAGGGTTTAGGCTTTGGTCCAGGTGCAAATATCGGTGCGAAAACAGGCGACCCTTACGGGAAGCTTGCAATCAGCCGATTGACGTACACGGACCCGGCGTTGCTCAAGTTATATGAGCATACTAACTCTGGTGTGCCAACGATGATCGAGCAAGAGCTATTTCGATCATCACATTACGCCACTGAGTTAGTACGAGGCAGTAGAATATCCTTTGTCCCTAAAGACAGTCGGATAACGCGTACCATATGCACCGAGCCAATTTTGAATATGTACTTTCAAAAAGGCATCGCTAATGTCCTAGAGGCTAGGTTACGTCAGGTCGTAGGTATTGACCTGAGGAATCAACCCGAAAGGAATAGGCGGTTGTGTCGGTTGGGATCAGTAACTAATGAGATCGGTACTATTGATCTCACTAGCGCTTCTGATTCCTTGTCCATGCGACTTGTAGCGGAAGTCTTCCCAGACCACATGGTTAGGTGGCTGGAGAGAACTCGTTGCAAGCAAACACTACACAATGGTGTTTGGCATGAATTGCATATGGTGTCTTCAATGGGAAATGCTTTTACCTTCCCACTACAGACACTTTTCTTCACCGCGTTAGTCGTGGGTGCCTACCGTTCACTTGGTATAAAACCAAGATACAACAGTAGGATCACTAGTTTTGGCTCAGACGTTGCTCATTGTAAAGTGCATCGTCTTGAGTCCACACGAGACGGGAATTTTGCCGTCTTTGGTGACGACATACTAGTTCAGCGCGAGGCTTATGACCTCGTTGCCAAACTACTTGAAGCCACCGGTTTTCTAGTGAACCACGAAAAGTCCTTTAACAACGGGGACTTCCGAGAGTCGTGCGGCCATGATTACTATAAAGGCCGCAACGTTAGAGGAGTATATATTAGAAAACTTCTCGACGACCTTGACTACTACTCTGCATACAACAGACTCAAACGATGGTCTGTACGACACGATGTCAACCTGAGTCGAACCCTCACCTTCCTTGCGGCTAAGCCGCTTAAAGCACTTATTGTGCCAGAAGACGAGGACGACGAATCGGGTTTCCATGTGCCGTACAGCTTCGCTCGTAGAGTTCTTCCTACTAACCGCGGCTGCGTAGTAAAATACGTAGTTGCGCGTAGGGCTCCTCTACTTGTGAAGTTCCCGTTTGATGAGTCGGATGTGAAGGGCGCCACTCGCTTGAAAAGGCGTGTAAAAGGCTGGTCTTACAACCCAGCCGGTGTCTTGAACCTCCTTTTGTATGGTGGTATTAGGGACGATCTTTGGTCTCTACGTTCCGAGACCTCTAAGATCGCATACAGTAAGAAGCGTACTCCATGTTGGGATACGCCATCTTACGCCGCGTCTGAAAGGACGCGGTACTGGCACGATTTCTATGCCAGTTTACTCCAGGAACGTTTTATGGTTCCTGAAAAACGC